TCCTTAACTTGTCTAGGCATAACTGAAGCAATAATACCTGTTTTCTTATCTCCTGAGATCTGATCTTTTATTTTAGTAGGATCTAAAATATCTTTAACAGTGTCAACTTTTTTCTTAATCGCCTCTTTTATTAATTTTCCTGATATTAAGCTTTTAATATTCGCCGCCATTTCCATAAACGGTGGAATCGTTGGAATTGCTAGCATCTTTTTAACTGCAGCTAGGGCAGCTGCAGCACTAGCTGCAGCACCACCAATAGCTTTTTTTGCTGATGCTTTTATATCTGGCATGTATAATTATTTATTACTTGATCTTTGTAGTGGATATGCTATAATAGTCCTTATGATTAAAGTCTCGCATGAGTCACCCATCACTCTTCTTCCAGAGTCTATATTATATAACGATTATCAATATTGTTTAGTACATTTAATGGAAGAAGAGCCAGAATACAGAGACTGGTTCCTTGGTCGATATAAAGCAAAAAGACCGGATGGTGAAATTTTATTAGATAATTCTATTTTTGAGCTTAAAGAAGCCTTTGATTCAGACAAATATGCACAATGGTGTGAAAAAATAAAGCCAAATTATTATATTGTTCCTGATGTATTAGAATCAGCAGACGGTACTATGGACAATTTTAAAGCGTTTACAGGTGCTTATAAGAAGTTACCGGGCGCAACAATAGGAGCAGTTCAAGGTAAAACATGGACGGATGTCGTTGATTGCTATAGGTTTATGTCAGCTCATGCTGACTATATTGCTATTAGTTTTGACTTTAGTATGTATGATGTAACTGGGTTTAGTCGATTAATTGATAACGAAAAACTGATGAGACAAACTACAGGAAGACAAAATCTTGTAAAAAGACTTATTGATGAAGGTTGGTGGGATTGGGATAAGCCGCACCACTTGTTAGGTGCATCTCTCGCGAGAGAATTTAAATGGTATGTGAAAAATAACATCTATAATATTAGAAGCCTAGATACATCTAATCCTGTAGTTGCAGGATTGTTAGGGTATCAATATAATGGAGATTTTGGTCTAAGTCATAAACCTAGTCAATTATTAGCAGATCTTATCCATGCGGATCCTGATGAAGACACAAAAGAAATTATTAGATACAATACTAAGGCATTTAAAAGTATTATTGGACGATGAAGTGGGTAGCATTTTTTAGTCAGACTGGTTCTGAAATAGTTAACATATCTAGAGCTATTGACAGATGGCCTGATCTTGTTGTGACTAACAAACAGGATAGTAAAACTACTCATGTTGAACTCGTACGACGAGTGAGATTGGAAAATACTAACTTAGTTACACTACCTGAATGGCCTAAAGAAATAGATTATACAAGAGCTGCCGATCAACTGAATTATTCTATTTTAAATGAAAACTGGAAGGAAGAAGTATTTGTTACTCTTCATGGTTATCTGAGAATATTACCTCCTCATTTTACTAGATCATCTAATATCTATAATGGACATCCTGGAGCAATACATATACATCCTGACTTAAAAGGATTTAACCCACAAAAGAAAGCTTGGGAAGCAAACCATATTCGAGTTGGATGTGTTATTCATAAAGTAACTCCTGAACTCGATGACGGACCTGTGATAGCAAAATGTCTTATTAATAATAATTTTGATTCATACGACGAACTAGAGAAGGCACTCCACGTTGAATCTTCAAAATTATGGATAAATTTTTTAAATGAAAGATTACGATAAACTTAAAGCGGAAGTAGAGCAAGCGTACCCTGAGACATGTGCAATGTTAAAGAACCTGCTCGAAGACGAATATAAATTATTCATTCAGAAACAACACGACTATGGTCCTGGTAATATTTCAGTAGGTCAAGACTTATCGAAACCTGATGGACAGCATGTCGCTAAAACGGGTCTAGTGTTCCGTATTCATGATAAAATACAGAGACTGATTAATCTCGTCATTGTGAAACGTAGTGACGCTGCCAATGAACCAATTGTCGATGCCTGGAAGGATTCAAGTTTATATTGCAAAATTGCCCAGCTAGTCGATAATGGTGTCTGGGGCAAATAATGTTAATATCGTTTACAGGGGCTCAGTCTTCAGGAAAAACTACATTACTTAATCATTGGAAGGATCATAGTGTCCATGACGCAAGTCATTGGAATGTAATACCTGAAGTTACTCGTAAACTAAAAAGACAAGGATTTGAGATAAATGATGATGGTGGTAACTATATCGATACTCAAACCGCGATATTAACTGATCATTTAAATAATATATTTTCATATGCTAATACAGATATGGATACTATTTTAGATAGATGTATTATTGATGGATTTATTTATACTCGATATTTCCGAATGGAAGGTAAAGTAGATGAATTTACAGATAAGATGTTTTCAAGAATGCTAAAAAGATATATCTCGAAGTATGATTATATCTTTTATACTAATCCGTATGATGTAGCTCTAATTAATGACGGAGAAAGATCTATGAGTGAAAGCTTTCGCAATAAGATTATTAAACTATATGAAGAGCTAATTTTAGATAAGTATCCGAATGTTTTTGTACTTGAAGGGAGCGTGGAAGCACGCTATAATAAGATGGTAGAAATAATGTATCATGACTAAACTTGATAATAAAAACGTAAGCAAGCATCTAGGTAAAACTAGTACATATAAATCCGAATATGATGATAAGCTCTTAGTAAGAGAGCCTAGATCTAGCAATCGTAAGCATCTTAAAATTAAAGATGACGATTTACCGTTTGTTGGATATGATGTCTGGAACGGATACGAGGTTTCAGGATTAATGGATAATGGATTACCTGTTAACGCTGTCGCTAAAGTAGTGTATCCTTGTGATAGTAAATATATTGTCGAATCTAAATCTATGAAATTATATTGGAATAGTTTCAATATGACGAAATTTGGCGAAACCATAGAAGATGTTGTAAGCAGTATTGAATATCACGCTACAACTGATCTTAGTAAACTATTACAGACAGAAGTTAAAGTTAAATTATTCGCATGTGATACAGATTTAAGAGGAGTATCAAATCCATTCTTAGAATCATACGATGGTCATCCAAGCTCTTTAGCAATTATCCCAACTAAGAAATATGTAAGGTTGGAGCACTACTTGACAACTGGATGGCGGACAAAGGATGAGATTGAGATTACTAAGTATAAAGAGGATCCATCTATATTTGATACTAAATATACCTCTGTAGCTCAGCCGAATAATCTAAATGTAATGTCTTCGTTACTTAAAAGTAATTGCCGAGTTACGTCGCAACCTGATTGGGGAGATGTATTTATTCATATAGAAGGACAATGGTTGCCTGGTGTAAGAGAATTACTTGAATATATTATTTCGTTTAGAGACGAAAACCACTTCCATGAAGAAATATGTGAAACTATATATAAACGCTTGTATGATAGGTTCTCCCCGCGGGAATTAATGATTGCGTGTCTATACGCACGAAGAGGTGGATGGGATATTAATCCAGTTAGAGCTAATAAAATAGAACTAATTGATAATACAATGTGGGACGAAACTATCCCGTGGATTAAGACCATTAGACAATAAAAAAAAGGGCGCTCTTTCGAGCGCCCTTCGATAATAAACAATATTCGACTTACTGGAATACCGTAGATTGTGCTGTAGCAGCACCACTGTTAAACGTGTGTCCAAGACCAACAACAAACACAACATGGTAGTAGTTAACTGCACCAAAGAGGTGATCAACCACACCATAACGTGTTAACATACCGACCTTCGGATAGAAGCTGTTCGGATCAATCGAACGCTGCACCATAACCGGAATATAAGGACAGTAAATGATACCAGTATCATAATACTCAGGTCCTTTATAACCAAGTAATGCATACTCAACCCTTGTGGAACCTTGATAACCTTGTCCCAGGTTATATGCAGCCTCGGTACGTGTATCGCGATAAACGTTAAAACGTCCACCAACGTTACCAACCTTAGCAACACCAACCGGTTGTGTGTTAACATTACCGTTAACGGTCATCCAAGAGAACTCAGGAAGCATCTCAAGA